TTAATAATCGCTATTTATATAGCCTACTGATTTAAATTTACCTGTGGAATTATCTAAATCCACATAAGCACGTTTAGTACATTTTTGTCCTTGTTCATTATTGGTTTCTATTTGACAAGTAACTACGTATAACTTAATTTTATCATTTTTGTCATACATTTTGTTTATCTTTAAAATTTTATAGTTAAACAATTGGTTAAAATCCCTATCAAATTTTTCTATATCTTTTACACATGATGTATCAGTTTGTCCGTTTTTTATTGATTTCAATAATTTGATGGTTACTCTTTTTACTTGTCCTTTTTCGGATATGAAGTTGCTATATCCAAACACCCCGCCACTTATCAAACATATAACAATTAATAAAGATATGATAACTTTTTTATTCTTAAATATCTTTTTCAATATGCGTTCATCCCCTCTTTTTTTACAAATTTAAGTGAACTTTCACTTAATCGTTATTTAAGCATTTATTAAGTTCTGCACTTGACTTCATTAAATCTCTTTGCTCCATTAATTTTTCATCTTTAGGAACAATTCCGTCTAATTTTTCTATTTCATCCAATACCATATCCCAATCTTTCTTTTCTGCGTATTCACTCGCTTCTTGAATGCATTTCCTATAATAGCTATCACTCGATTTATTTTTTGCATAAGAAGTGTACAAAATCGTTCCTAAAAGTAAAATAATAATAATTCCTATTACTATTAATGGTGTTGAATTATTTTTCGGTTTCTCCATAATTAATCCCCCTTAATTCAAATATATAACAATTATAACACATTATAATATTAAAGGCATATTATACATTTGCAGTTTTTAAATTTGACAATCCTGAAAAAAAGAAAAAAATAAGGCACACAGTAATTAAATCCTATGTGCCTTATAAGTGTCTCTTTAATTATATTACTACATTGTAAATGTGCTATATGTAACTATATACCCACTCCAATCGCTACTATTCCAAATTGAATGTGTTCCTTCGTGGTATAATCCATTAAATCCTATCTGATTGCTTTCGAATTTATGATAATTTTTATTAAAGGTTTTATCTAATTCTGATAAAATTAATATAGGTCTTAAACCGTTGTTGGTCAACCATAAGTCCTTGTGACAAAGGACTATAAAATTAACATTTCCAATCTTAATATAACTATGTTTACTGCCATCTTTGCATGGGGCAGAACGTATGTCATCTATAACTATATTTATTATACATTTCTTTTCTGTTTCGGTAGGTACAAAATTAAAGGGGTATATATTATTTTCTAATATATACTCCTTATCGCTTTCTGTTATTTCCTTATTCATATAATTTTTTTCTGTATTATATAATAATTTACATATCTTATCATTTTTTAATATCTCCGTCTGTGCCATGAAAATATACTTATTTAATTCCTCAAAGTACATTTTATTATCCCCTTTCTATTTATGCTTTAATATGCAGTTATTTCTATCTTCTTTTTAATTACATTACTACTATTATTTTTGTCAGTTGCGATTATATTGAAATATTTACAACTATCGTCGTTGAAAATCCAATCTGATGTAGTTTTAACAGTAACACTTGTATCTGTCTGACTTGTAATAGTAGCCCAAGGTTTTTCACTTCTATTATCAATATCTTCTATTGTCCAATTTACTGGAATATTAGAAGTATATTCTCTAGTTCTATCTAATGTCATTGTATCTCTTCCAATAATAACCAACTCTACAACATTAGAAACGCTAATATTAATAATCTTTTCTATGTTTTCAAATTTTATAGTAATAGTCGTATTACCTTCATTAACTCCAGTAATTAATCCCCTATTGCTAACTGTAACTATATTATCATCTCCACTAACATACATAATAGTAGGATTTTCTACAACTACAGTACCACTATCTATTCTATCTTTTACAATTACACTTAATTGTTTTGTATTGCCTTTATTTATATTCAATTCTATAGGTGTTTCTATTGAATAATTATGTTTTACTTCATATTTCCAACGGTCGGCTATTTCATTTTCTATATCATCTGTTGCGGAGTTTGTAGCATCTTTCTCAAAAAATATATAAGTTAAACCCTTGTTTTCGCCACTTTTGGCGATAACCTTCCAAGCGTAACCCCATTTTATTATACGCATACCTTCATGGATTTTTTGTGTAATGGTATTATCCTGTAGAGTTAATTTTAAATTACCATCACCAGTAATTATGAATTTTCCCTCGACAATTCCATTATTGCTAGATTCAATTACACAAGGAATTTCTTGGAGCGTGTTATCAATATATATTTTTATTGTATGTGGAAGTTCTCTTATTAAAGATTTATATGTATTTCTGCTTTCATTTACTTCTGATAATATAATCCATAATTTATCCCTATATTTAACTATATCACCAGTATTAATAGTATAATTAGTTACTATTTTCTTATAGTTTATTAGTTTGTCCTTATTATCTCCTTTTGTTATTAATGCAGTTTTTATATCCTTATCATTTATTGTTATGGATTCGCCTATTGTAGATAATATATAATCAAAATCTTCTTTAAATCCAGTATCAAATACATTCATCATCATATCACCACCTAATTAGTAAACATATAAATAAAACTTGAACCATTGTCATTTAACATATTATCATCTGGAATTTGTCTTATTTTCTTTTCTAATTGGTCTATTCTATTTTGTAGATTTTCTGCAAAATTAGAAATAGTTATATCATCCGTTTTATAGCTTTTCATGGTTTGAGGATTATTTGCCACATCTTCCAAAATTGATAATGAAGTTTTAAGTATTTGTTTTTTATTGGTATTTGATTGAGGATTATAATTATCTGTAGAAGTTAGATTGTTTTCCTCCAAATATATTAATAGTTTATTATCTTCTATGTTAATTCCTTCTATTGACATTCTTAATCTTTCTAAATTAGTCATATGTAAAACCTCCTATTATTCTCTTATATATTTTATTAACTGTTCATTATCTTTAATAATTTGATACATTGCAGTACCTAAAGATTCTACCAAATATTCTTCATTTACGTCTGAAATATCTATATTATATTCATTTATAATCCCATGAAATAATTCATGTAATATAGTTTGTTTTTTTCTTTGCAAATTACCTTCATTTCTTATTTGAATTGTTAAATTTTCATAATCTATAATTCCTGCACATTCTGTATGATTCAATAATAATGGTTGGTTTGTTTCTGATACTTTATAATCAAAAGTACCTATTTTAATATTCATATTATCCATGTATTAATAATTCCTCCTTATTTTAAAATTTTATTTTCTTAAAGTGCGATTTTTTGACCTGCGTAAAAAATTAGGTTTACTCGGAGTAAAAAATCATCGTTCGGGGTAACGGGTTTTTAAATAAAAAAATAACACCCATTTGATTGAGTGTTACCATAGATTTACACTATTATAGAAATCTTTTATAACTTCCTTTGTAATACCTATATATCTTAATGTTACCGCTTGACTAGAATGGTTTAACATCTGTTGTAAATAAGGTAAAACCATTGGATTATTACTGTTATTGATGTATTGATGATATGCCCATGTCTTTCTTAAACTGTGTGTACCATAGTTCCCTTTGATATTTAACTCTCTCAATGTTGTTTTGACTATTTTGTGAGCCGAAGAAACGGTTAATGCTCCACCTTTTTGACTACTAAATACATAGTCATTATAGTTAATATCTTTGCTTATACTATCTAAATAGGTCTGTATTCCCTTTTTAGCGGTGTTATTTAATGTAAATTCCCTTTTCTTATCTGTCTTTTCCTCTACTATAGTAACTGTATTAACTATATTGCCTTTGTTATCTAGTATGTCATTCCATTTCAAGCTTAATAAGTCACCCGCTCTTAGTCCTGCACTTATGCCTACTGCAAACAACATTAAATCACGCTTATTCTTCTTACCATCAAGATATTGCATTATCTTTTTAATGTCCTTTGTATTCTTTATAGGTTCAACTTCCTGTGCCTTATTAATTCCTCTACTTGTTTTTTCTCTTTCTAACATTTTAATATCCCCTTTCATATAATGCTAACTTATATCTTGATTATATCATTAGTTGGCATTATATGCAATAGGAATATTAAATATTATTTACTAAATCACTGTAAACCTAGTAGTATCAATGGTTACATGCATTTATAATAATGCTAACTTATTATATTAGTTGGCATTATGTAATAGTTGTTATTGAATGATATATACTGTATAATATAATAAAGGATATGCATTATACAGTATTGAATAACTCTTAGGGTGTATGATATATAGGATACGAATATTTAATATTAAAATCCAATGAATGTTCGTGTTTTTTCTGACTGTATACACAAATATTTCGCCTTAATACATTCTATAATATCCCCTTATTTATCAACACTTCACAGTATACCCCATGCCCCTATATTCTCTTATTTCCATTACTCGGTAACACAAGGTACTAAAATGCATTGACAATGTACATGTGTATCAATTATTGGTATAGGTGCATCATTCAATTTGAATACTTGTTCATTTAAATCCTCACATTCACTACAAGTGTTTTCCTCTAACACACTAATCCACATAACATTATCTATATTATTATCTTTATATACTGCCATCAAACTTCCCATGAATACTCTTGCTATTTCATTGTCTATTAGCCTATCACTTTCATTTACTCCAATATTAAATCCTTTATCAATATCTTCATAAATCTTTTCAATACTTTCTCCATTCTTAAAATCTTTCTTAACATTATTCTTAACTCTATTTATTAACTTTTCTTTATTATCTTTATTCCTTTTTATATTATCCTTACCATCTATTTTATTATTAACAATACTATTAATCATACTATTCTTTATTTGATTAATATTCATCTTATCATTAACAATACTATTACCCATAATATAACTATCACTAGCAACCTTATATAATAAATAGCTTAATAATATATCCTCTTGGCTTTTTAAATCATTTCCTATATCTTTCAATTTACTTTCTAATCTTTTAATTTCTCTATGTATGTCACCATAATTCATTTGTAATTTATTATCCTTTATATACTTTAAATATATTTCACCTACATATCTTTTTAATATATCTCTATTCTGTTTATATTTTATTAATAGTTTATTAAATTCTTTATTATCTTTATACTTTAACATTAATAAGAATAAAGCAATCAAGTTATTACTCAATTGCTTTTCTTTATTATTCTGTTTCCTTTTCATTTACTTCACCCTCAACATCATCTAAATTAATATTATCCTCATTTAATTCTTTCATTAACTTTTCTAATTCTCCACTTACATCTGCAACATAAGGATTTTTAGCCAACATAGTTTCAAAACTTATTCCACTAATATCTCTTAATGTCTTTAAGTTTTCTATAACCTCTTTAGCGTTTTGTGGTATTTCCATTTGGAATTCAGCTTCTACATCACCATCAACATAAATTCCTTTACACTCTAACATTCTTCTTATTTGTTCCCATCTAATGTAAAAACCATCCATTATATTTTGACTATCAATTCCCGCCTTTAATATTGCTAATTGATACATCATTCTTATACTTGTTTCAGATAAATTAGATACGTCTTGTGCATTCATACTTACTGCAGGAACACAACTAGCAATTAATAAATAGTTAAATAATATATCATGAAGTAATTTCATACTTTGATAATCTGTTTTATTTTGTTTAAAATCAAATGTGCCTCCTTCTTCCATTTGTAATATATAGCCTACTAGACTATTATCTATTGCTCCCTTACCGTCTTTAGTTATAGATAATTTTGTCCCTGTTGTTACTGGTATTCCAGTTATAAATTTATATAAAGCGTCTTGATATTTACTTGTTAATTTCTCTATATTATCTATAACAGATTTCCAACATTCTACATCACTTTTACCTTCTAATTCATCTATTTTACTAGGTAATCTATATGGGATTGGAAGTCCACTATAATTTACATATGTATTTATTAACTTAACTTTACCATCTAAGCTATTATATTCTTCAACTCTATCGGGATAATATACTGTATAATATTCTGTATAATGTGGTGTCATGAAATGATATATAAAAGCTACATAGTTTCCAGTATCTGTATATACAGGAAAACTACACTCTGGTAACAATACTTTACTTTTAATATTATCATATTCATCAAAATATAAATACTCAAATACTTGTCCATATGCTTTCATATTTTCATATATCTTTGTATCGGCTCTTTTCATTTTACTTTTTTTATATACCTTTTGATATTCTTTTAATGTTTCTTCATCGTCTGCTATTAGTGTTATAGGATTCTTTAATAGAAAACTAACATTATGGTCTAGTAATACATTAGCAAAATTTAGTTTTATTTTAGTAGGCTCAACTAATCTCCCTCCAACGGAAATTAACTGTCCATCATTCTTTCTATGTCCATCTAAATATTCTTTTATTTCTACAACTTTGTTCACTCTGTCTAAATGTCTTTGTTGGCAACATTCACTTACAAACCACCAATCAGCATTAGAGTAATATTCTTTTATATATTCCTGTAAATTCATTTAATCATTTCTCCTTTCTATAAATAACTTTTACTTAAAATTAAATTCATAACCGCTAATCCTAAAGCGATAACTAAATCGTCATGCATGTCATTTCCTCTTTGGTTTCCCATTTTACCATTCTTCTCTATATATGTATTCATTTGATTTAATGTATCTTTATCACTAATACATATCATTCCTGTTTCAAAATACTCCTTTAAGTCGGATATTAATTTACTCTTAGTACCTTCCATACTCACCCATCCATGAGATAATTTAACCTTACCAGTAACTTTGTTAAATCTTTTACTTTTAAGTATCTGAATATATCCCTTTTCTTTTAATCTAACAAGTAAATCTGCACCTGTACCACCGTTAACGTTAACTTCTATATTTAACATCATATAATTAAAATACATTCCTATTTCATATACAATATCTGCAAACTTATAAATGGGTACATCATTACGATTAAATGCTGCCACTTGTTCTCCATTACTATCTAATATTTGTACTGTTTGTCCGTCCCTATTTCCTCCAATACCCATACTTGTATCTATACCACCCCAATATATTCCATTGGATTTAATAGTTTTATAAATATTAAAACCTTTACCATAATATCTACTTAAAATACTTGGTAAAGGTTTATTTTCATTTACTTCTTTAAATGTAAGAGGTTTAATATCATTACTATCAATGTAATTAACTCTTTCTAGTATTATTTCTTGGTCAAACACATTATCGGTTGAGTTTCCTGCAAATGCTTCTTGTGGTGTACTTGGGTGTTCATTGTAAAACTTATTTAATTTCATATCTAATAATTTCCATCTTCTCCACATCAATTGTTTTAGTGTTGCCCCTTTCTTGTATAAATCTAATTCATAAGGTGTTAAATCTTTTTCTTGTAATCTATGTCCATGATTATCATTTTTATACCATTGTTCCGCCATATCATATTCACTTGCATATAGTGTTTTATTCTCATACCATGGGAAAAATACAAGTTTATATTTACTATCACCTTTATTTGCTCCCATGCATATTTTGTAAAAATAATCTCCTGTACCTTGTTTTGCGGTACTTTCTATAATTATTCTACTCTTGTCATTTTTAGATAATAATGGTTCTAATGAAGTTAAAGTATCTTCTTGTTTATCTGCTTTCCATACCCCAAACTCTGTTAACATTATTATTTGTGCAGTATCTCCCCTTAATAAATCATTATTACCCGCCACTGAAAATACACATCTAGCACCGTTAGAAAGTTTAAATTCATTGTCATTATCTCTTTCAACTCCTAATTTATACTTTCTAGGTATTGATTTATACTGTCTTTTAAATTTATTTACCACCGCTCTAACACTTCTATCATCATAACTTGCAATTAAACAAGTTATATCTGGTGTAATCATCATATTTCTAATAATATAATTAATACAAAATTCTGATATACCCAACTGCCGTGCCTTCAAACAACATACATATTTATTATCTTTTAACACTTCACTCATTGTATTTTGTTCATTATTCAAAACAAATTCTACTTTTTTATTTTCAACATTTAATATTTTAGTCATATTTTTAGCAAATATTCTACTATCATTCATAACTATTTTTAATTGTTCTTGTTCTGTTAGCTTATTAGCCACAAATAATCACCCCTTTTCTAACTTAAATCAAATCCTGTTGAATTTTGTGAATTTAAATTACCTACGTTGGTACTTTTATTCAATGATTCAATTTCTTTTTTTATAGTTTTTAATGCATTTATAGCTTTTTCATCTCCATCTTTTGCTTTTTCCAAATATACCTCATATAAATCATAGAAATCTTGATTCATTTTTTTTGAATACAATTCTTTTAATAGCGTTTGATATTCGTCTGTACCTTCCCACATTTGCAAATGTCTAAAACTTTTATCACCTTTAAATATTTTTCCAGTTTTATAATCTTTTTTTTGTAAATATTTTTCTCTAAATTCATCCTCCGTCATTTCTGAAAAATCTATATTTCCATCACTTAACTTATTTCTCCACATAAAATAATAGTAATACTTTCGTTGTGAACCTCGATATTTTTGAGATATTTGTCTGTTAAAACTATTGCTTACTTTACTTCCCATATATTTTCACTCCTTCTATTTTTATTAACTTGTATAAGGTACGCTTATTTAAACGCACCTTAATGTTTAACTTATATTTAAACATTCAATTTTTAAATACTTAAATATGAATTAAAAAAAAAGGATAGAGAATAAAATCCCTATCCTAAAAAACTATTTTGTTTTATTCTCTTCTTTTATTACTTTTACAGTATCAGAATATTTTTTTAATATCTCTATTTCATTTTTTTTAGTAGTGGAATACTCTCCATTTCTGAATTGTATTCCCTCAACATAAAGAAATAGATTATCTGTTTTAAATTTCATTAATAATCACTCCTATACTAAAACTATTTTTGCACCCGCTTTAGAGTTAGCAAGTTTTAAAGTACCTTCCCATTTAACCATTTTCTTTATGGAGTCTCCTGTTACTGCTAAATCAACTGCTTGTGCCTTTTGTAATTCTTTTAACTCTAGGTAATCAGGGTTAACTAAAAGTACGGTTTTAGCACCGCTTAGTGCAGGAGTTAAAACAAATGTAATATCTCCAAAGTCGGTATGATATCTATCGCAAGTAAAACCTAAGAAATTATCTTTTCCCATAAATTGTGGGTTAGCAAAAGCATTTATAGCTTGTTTGCTTGTATCATCTATGAAACAAATCATGTTATCGTTTGTTCCACAATCATACATTATTTTCATAGCCTTCTTAAATTCTTCCTCTGTTGGGGTTGCTCCAGTAGCGTTTACAACGTTAGAAGAGTTGATTAAGTTAACTACTCCATTCATTTTTTGTCCTACAGACTCTGTTTTTTGAGCTTTTGTACCCTTGACTAAAGCATTTTCCATAGCATACTTTAATAAAATTAATTTTTTAGAAACTTCCCTAGCCATTAAATCACCTATTCCAACTGCTTCGCTTGATTGAGCAGTACAAGATACCTTTGCAGTACCTAAGAAAAGTTGAGTATAGTTATCTAGTAACGCAGTAGCATCCTCTACTTCAGCGGGAGCATCTGCTCCTTCCATAACTGTTTTAATAGCATTTGTGTTTAAAGTTTCTTCATACCAACTTACTACGTTGCTTATAGCTTTTGTGGATTTGTTATTTTGTAATAAATAGGACAAAAATGGTGTCCTCTGTGGTTTTATTATCGCTATCTCCTTGCCTAAATCTAATGATTGATATTTTGCAAAATTTTCTGTTGTATACATAATATACATTCCTCCTTTATATTTTTAAATTTTTGTTTGTTTATATGTATAAAAAAACCACTAATAAAAATTAGTAGTTAGATTATTGCCTATTCATTTTTTGTTTTATCATAGAGAATATATCGCCTTTCTTTTCTGCTTGTTCATATGCATCTGCTTTAGCTTCATCACTTGGCTTGTATCCATCTATAAATTTACCTTTATTAAGTGTTTTAGATAACTCTACAATTTGTACTACCTTTTCTATATCTTCTACATCTTTTACAAGTCCAGTTTCTAAAACTGCCTTTTGTAAATCTTTGTTATCTATTTTTTCCATTATGGTATTTTTAATAGTTTGTTCTTTTAATTCCTGTTCTTTTCTTTTATTATCTTTTTCTAAAGCTTCTAACCTTCTTTTTAACTCTTCAAATTCATTCAACTCTGTTTTTTCTTCCTCTTTTGTTTCATCTTTTACTTCTTCTTTTTTATCCTCTATTTTAGTTTCCTCTTTTTTAATTTCTGTTTTTTCATCTTTTTTAGTTTCTTCTTTGTTTTCTTGTGTTTCCTTTGTTTCCTCTTTAGTTTCTTCCTCTGTATTAGTTGTTTTATCTTTTTTTTCTTTATTATCTTCCATTATATATTTTCCTCCTTCATATTTTTAATAATTTTATTAATTGTTATTTAAATAATATTTAATGTTATTAACATTATTAACATAGAATAACATAATATTTTATAACAATTTAATTCAAATTTTAAATCTTCATATTTATATTCAATATCCCTACAACATTCTTTATCGCTTTCATATACATCCATAGCCATATTATAATATTTTTGACCAAGTATTGGCTCTATTAATATATTATTAAAACATTCTCTTAAATTTTTATATTGTTTCCTTTCTATATCATTCACAAATATCTAACCTTTCTCTTTTTAATTTTTCCTCATACAAATAATTTTTTAATATGTCTTCAATAATGTTTTCCAACTGTTCTTCTTCATTCAAATTTATGTCATTTTCCTTGGAAGTTTTTATAATCATATTTTTCACTCCCTTTTTTATTAATTGTTATTTAAATCTTAAATATTTAAATTCAACTTCTTCACCCTTGTCTATGTAAAAAGGCACTTCCATCCATTTAACTTCACTCATATTAATAGTTACAGATTTTTTCTTTTTATAATCATTGAATGTAAAAAACTTATTATCAAATTTATCTTTTATTTCTTGTTTATACGATTTAACTGCGGGATTATGATTTATCCAATCAACAAAGTCACATGCTTCATTTATTGTTGTGTTAATCAATATGCTCTGCCTAAAACCTTTCATTAAAAATTCTATGTCTACTAATGTTATACTTGGGTCGAATTCTTTCTTTTTTAAAGTAGCTCCCAATTATTCTCCACTCCTTTTAAAATAATTTTATTAATCTCTTTTTAAAAATCTTTTTTGACTTGCTATTTTTTTTCTTTCTGCGTTATATTCTTTATTTTTTCTAGTTTCACTTTTTGTATGTTGTTTCATTTCAATTTCTTTAATTTTTTCTTTACTTTCCTTTATAAATAATTCTAGTTTTTCCTCGAATGTTAAATAAAAAGGGTATGGGGTTGCTTCCCATACCTCTGTATTACTGTGTCCATTATATTTTTTCATTTTATCTTCCTTTCTATTTTTTATTAAAGAATTGTTACATCTTACCATCACTTATTAAATAGTTTTCAAACTTCTCTGTAGATTTTATACCTCCTTCTTCCATCATCTTCATTATGTCATCTCTGTCATATATATTACCATCAACTCTATTTATACTATCTACATATATTTTAATTTCTTTATTCATCTTATCACTACCCATAGGTGTATTAATTATAGGTACAGGCATAATAGGATTATTAATTATAGGTTGTATGTTACCAATATTACCACCTATTAATTTACCGATGTCAATACTTCCATTACCACCTATTCCACCGCCTATAGGATTCATTACGATAGGATTGCTTATAGGAGTACCTATATTACTTATTCCACCGAAATTTAACCCATCTTTGAAGAATTGTTGTAAACCTATTAATTTTGCTATAATTTCATCTTGTATTTTTTGACCTATGACACTTAATCCGTCACTGGTTGTTTTAATATAATCAATCATAGCGTCTTTAAGCATAATAGTATTACCATGAATGTCTTTGAAATAACCATTTGCAATAGCTTCATATGACATTTGATTTAAGTTTTTGTCACTGTAGAATTCGTCTAGCTTTTTATTAGCTTCTTCGTTTTCCTTATCAGCTTTTTCAAGTTGGTCATTTAAGTTTTCTTTAATCATATCTCTATTGTGGTCTCTTTCAAAGTTAGAAATATCTTCTTGTATTTTGGCTAGTTCTTCTTCAAGTCGTTTAACTTCTGCCCTTCCTTGTAAATCAGTAACTCTACTCTTAGATTCAATTTCGGCTATAAGTTTAGCTTCTTCCTCTTTCTTTTTTTGTAAATCTCTGTCGTAATCTTCTTGTTTCCATGTCTTATCTAATTCCTTTTGTCTTTTATCAATAAATTCCTTGAAATTCTTTAATCTTTCATCTAATACTTTTTTTTCATCGTCCTTGTGTTTTAACATCATGTCTTTAGCCTTATCCTGTAATTCCTTTTGTAGGTTCAGGATATAATCAGCTTGTTCCTTTTGCTTTTTCAAGATTTCATTAGTCATTCCACCTAGTGCTTCACCGTTTTCTTGAATAGCTTCAGTTAATTGATAATAGTCATCCATTAATCGTTTAAATAATTCTGCTTGTTTTTCTAACGCTTCCTTTTCTTCTTTACTGCCAGTTACTCTAGTCGCAAACATTGATTGATACAGATTATTCAAATCTTTCTTTGACATAGAAGAAATATCTACACCGAATTTAAGTTTAAATTCCTTTTGTAAACCATCCATAGCGGATGATAATTCTTTGGATTGATTTCTTAATTCGACTATTTTACCATTCATAGCTGATATATAATCACCATAAAGTTTATCTACTCCTTCAAAATCCATTTTTTCTTTTAGTAATTCAATTTGTAAATCAAGGTCAGCTAATAAATAATTATGCTTTCTAAGATTTTCATTAGTTTGCTCAATTACACGATTAAATTCGTCTAGTTTTTCTATTTCAAATGTTAGGTCTTTAATTAAGTTTTTTCTATTTACCATATTTCTTATTACTTCATTATTCAACTCATGAAGTTGTTCTCTATAATTCTTTATACTGTCCTCTAATGCACTTCTGTTTGCTATGTCCTTATTTGCTCTCATCTGTCTTTCTAGTTCGTTTATGTAATTTCTTGTTATATCTCTCTGTTGTTTCAATCTGTCTATCATAGAATCCATAAAATCCAACTTCTTTTTATTAAATGTATCCGATGAATCTATATCTTCTATGTTGTCTTTTATTTCTTTTATCTCTTTTACTAGTCCAAAAGTTCTAGATTTATATGTTTCTTCTATAAGTTCTACTTTAATTTTCTTCAATGAAGTATAAACATTAGACAAAGTATTATTAATATCTAATAATTTATCTTTTAATCCATTCTTCGTATCACTATCATAATTTCCATTTAGTGACTTTTGAATAAACTTCTTTTTAGCTTCCAATTGAGCCATTTGTTCTTTGGTAAACTTCTCTATATCTTTCATTAATGAAACTCTATTACCCCATTTGTCGCCATCTTCCGTATACAACTCCATGCGATTTCTAGCATTTTGAATCTTACCTTCGATTGTTTTTATTGCTATATCATATTGTGATATAGCATTATCAAGAGCTTTTTTACGTGCTTGTTCTGCTTCACGTTGTGCCTTTTCAGCATCTCGTTTTGCTTTGTCCGCAGAAGATTTAGATTTTTTATTACTTTTCGGAGAACTTACAGGCGTATATCCTCTACCAACATTTGTATTTACATTAGGAATACTTGGAGTTTCTCGACTATAAACACTGTCTACCATTTTTTTAGCGTTTAATAATTCATTTGCTTCACCTTCCAAAGACTTTGCTTTTTTGTTTAACATATCTGCAAGTGGGTCGGATTTTTTCAACGGATTATCTTTACTTAATCCTGCATTTATCAAATCCCCTGCCGATTTATATTTATTAGCCATTCCTCGCAACGCTTCTGCTTCCGCTCTATACAAATCTATTCTTTTACTTACTTCGCTATAAACAACTTTAGTTTTTCCTACTTCAATAACTGCATCATTTTTAGCACTTGCTAATCTTACATTTGTAGAATTAATTACACCAGCTTTTTCTGTATCTAGCATTTCAACTTGTCTTTTTAATAAATCTGTGTTTACAATTACTGTATTTCCATGCTCATCCGTGGCAGTAACTAATCCTTTTATTCTATCCTTTAATTCTAACGCCAATGTACTTAACTCTGCCTTTTGTGTAGCGGATTTCTTTTCTACTTCATTTAAATTATTATAAGAATTTATTAACTCTAAAGTTTTATCTAATTCCTTTAATTTAGCATTTGCATCATTTTTAATTTTTTCAGCTAAATTGTTGTTTTTCAATTGGCTTTCTGCTTTACTTAATTCATAAATTTCTCCTGTTGTTTCATTGAACGCAAGTCCTGCTTTTTTTAATACTTGTATTTGCTCCTCTAATTTCTTATTTGCCATATCCGCATTTGCTCTTGCTTGTCCATATCCGCCACTATCCATCATATTCATGGAATCTGATTTATAAAAATTCAGAACTTTGTCTGCTTCTTTTTTAGCTTTTATAGCTTTCTTTAATTCATCTTCCATCTTCTTAAATTCTGGAACTTTTTGTTTTAACATCTCGTTATTATTTTCTTTTATTGCTTGTGTTAAATCTTTATAGCTATTTTTTGTTGTTTTAATTTGTTCTTCTAATTCTTTTTGATGTTTGACGTGTTTAGTTATAGCATATGTAGCCGTAGCAAGAACTGCAGCCACTGCGGTTATAGCTAACACAGTAGGATTTAAATTCAATAGTGCAAAAGTGGCTAAACCCTCTGTTTTAAGGAGTTGCATAAATGCAATAACTTCACCAATGGCAAACTTTATTTTTCCAAAATTCTTTACCATTAATAAACTTCCTATAGATAAAGTCACATAACTAGCTCCTAGTTTTTTATTTTCTATAGTAAGGTAGCTTACTACATCTATTACCGTTTTTATACCATCTACTCCTCTTTTTATAGCATTAGAACTTAAAGCTTTCATCCAAAATTCAGTAATTGAATTTTTAAGATTATTTATTTTAAATTCTATTTCTTCTACACTCTTATTATAAGAATCGTCTAGTGCTTTTCCACCAGAATCCTTTTTTATTTTATTTTGTAATTCATTTACTCTTTCCATATTATTTATAGTGGATAAAAACAATTCTTTATTTTCTTTTCCACCTAAATTAAATGCTAACATTTCTCTTTCCTTTTGGGAAAACTTATTAATGTTTTTAGAAATATCTTGTATTACATCTCCAATATTTCTAAATTCATCTGCATTCTTTCTTAATGCTATTCCCTTTTTAGACAATAAAAGTTCAGATTTATTAATTGCATCTGTGGTTTCCTTATCTCCATTTTTTACCGCATCTTGAACCTTAGTAAAGTTAGTCAGCATAGATACAAAACCTCGTCCTAATGAGCTTCCGCTTCGGGCTGATTGCTCACTTGCATTCGTTATCAGTGCTAAAGCTTCCTGTATATTAAATCCATATTGTTTAAATGTCTGTGAACTATATTGCATAGCAGTATTTATTTTTTCACTCGAGGTTGTGGAAACATTATCCAATAAAGCCACATTTGAAGCATAATTCTTTAACCCCTTAGAACCTAAATTGTATTGTTTGTTAATAGTTATTAATTGGTCTGCCATCATTGCAGTGTCCATTCCTGCTATTTTACTAAGTTTAGAAGTTGTAATTAAATTATCATTTACATCTTTTAATGAAGCTCCTGACCTTCTCCAACTTTCTGCTCCGTTTATAACCTCTTTGTTTAATACACCTAAATCTTTTGCTATGTTTAAATAACTCATATTCATTTTTTCTACATCTTTAACAGATTGTCCAGTTATCATAGCTGTATTTACATTACTTTTATTTATATTAATAATTTCTTGTATTCCATTTTTTAATTGACTCACTGAAAAAGTAATCGTTTTGGATGCTATACTCCACTTAACAAAAAATTCTGATATAGTACCCATACTACTTTCCATTCCCTTAAAATTGTCATTCATCCCTTTTACATGTCTATTTATGTTTTCAGCTTCATTGCTAAGACCTTTAAATTTTATATCTATAGTATTATTTTCACTTGCTTGTTTTATCTGCTTTATTAATCTGTCAAAATCACTTAAAGTTTTTCTAGAACTCTGTTCATCTATTTTCGTTTTTATACCGTAAGCCATTTATTTTTCACTTCCTTTTAATTTATTTTTATAATTATTATTTTTTAAAACATTCAAAAACCAATTCTATTAAATATTTTAAAAAATAATAATAAAAAGGTAGACAATTATTCATCTACCTTTTGACATACATTATCATTATATTTATTATTAATTTCTTTAATAGTATCTTCTACAAAATTTGAATTAAGACGTTGGTGGTAATAATCTACCCCGCCATTCCAATTCTTATGCTTATACCCTTCGTTAGTCCATTTAGATATATACTCTCCTACTTCTTCATCATTATTATTTATATACTTCATATTTTCCCAAGTAATTAATTTCTCATTTATGTCCGTATCTTCTATAGTTACTTTATTTTTTAACTGTTTAGTTCGATTATAAAATTTTGGAGAATAATTATCATAAATACTTAATTGTATTTTTTCTTTTAATGTTTCTTCTATATTCTTAGAAACTTTTTTAACAATCTTTTGTTCTTCTTCTTTCATATATTTTTCAAATTCTCTTAATTCATCATTCATTTATATCTCCTTTATCTTTATTGTTTAACTTTTCTTCTAGTTTATTTATTTGTTCTAATATCTCCGCTCTATGCTCTTTATCATCTTTCATTTTTTCATACAATTCTTCGATTTCATTTTTGATTTCTGCCTTTTTATTCTCTTTTTCTTGCATCTGTAATTCTTTTAATTTCTTTAAATCTATACCATTGTTTTTAAACAATTCATCCATTTTGTTTGCTGTCTTAAATATCTTAGATTTAATTTCTAATAAAGATTGTATATGCTCTATAAAATTCATTAGAAAATCTTCAAATACCGTTGTTGGATTGTTATACATTTCCTCAAACTCTTTTACATTAATTGTCATATCTATATTAGTTAAAACAGGAATAAGATTGTAAATGCTTTCTGCAATGTTATCAGTACTAGAATTTAAATTTTCAGCATCTTCTACGGATAAATTATTAAAATAAATTTCTTTATCCTCTAATATATCTTTTTGTTTAACTAACTTGTTTAGTACCACCTTAAACTTTGATTGATTTTTAAATAATTTTATATCTATTTTATCCATTTTTAAAACTCCTCCTTATTATTTTCTTTTAGTAAATCGAATATGACTATCAATTCACAGTACAAACTTGCCAATTTATTTAATAATATTACTTTAGCTTCTATCATATAGCTCCTGTTTTTAAAATCCCATTTAACTACATATTCCAATAAATCTTTTACTTCATTTGTATTTTTTAATAATTCATCAAACTTTATATCTTTTAATTTTTCTCTGCACCTTATACCGTCATTTATTTCTTCAATTTTATTTAACAATTCATATTTTTGTTTTATTAATTCATCCATTTTAATCTCCTTTCTTTTTTAATATATTTAAAATACTAATTTTATTAATCGTTTTTTAAATTCTATAGCAACAAGTGCATTACACTTTTAATGCGTAATGTACTTGCAGGGGAATATCCTCGTTCCCCTTGTACCTTTTAGGAATGCCACAGTTAGTTTATACATTTGCTTGGAGGCGGTGGGTTCGAACCTACTACAAAACTAACAAAACTTACCATATAATACAATTGTGAAACAAAAATTTTCTAAATGTTTAGAATTTGAATTTAAACACTAGAAACTGCATCTATAAAAAAGTTGTTTCCAACTCTTTTACCAATCTTGTAATTTTAAATTTTCTGCTAAATTTATTAATTGTTCTTTCTTTTCCTCTGTAAAATTATATGTGTTTATATCTCTATACGCATAATTTTTCAAGGGTCTACATTTATTAATTAGATAATATTCTATGTAATATAATTCTTCTCTTGTAATATCTTTATCTAATATAGAGTGTTTAATTGTATCACTTTTAGATACATTCACATGGCTAAAATGATTTATGTGATAATTTAACCTGAATATATTAACTGTACTTCCGATATATTTAATTTTTCCTTTATCGTCAAAAATAAAGTAAATAATATTTTTCTTATTTTTCTCATAATATTTTTTCCTATATCCCTTAAATTTGTCTTGATTATTGTAATAATACTCTCTATTCCACATACATTTTTATTTTTACGACTTATGTAAACTAGTACATCTTTTTTTAAAATCATCATAAAAAACTTCACTTCCTTTCGTTTTAGATTTTTTTATTGTAGAAGTCTTAGAACATTAAAGCTCTAATAGAAATATATTTTTTTATCCTATTTAAAAAAGGTAGCTATAATAAGCTACCTTAGGGAGAATGTTAAAATGAAATATATTAAATATACTTCTATTAAAACTCTAAATTAAAAGAGTATCTGCATCTGCAAACACTCTTTATAATTCTACTTCAATTTTACTTTCCTTTTTTTCTATCATCTTTTGCCTGTACTCTTGTATAAGTTCATCTATTCCTTCCTTATAATTAAATACAAATACAGATAACCTTTTATCGTGCCTATTGGGTCTAATGTCTATAATTTTATAATCCTTTTTTAATAAACTCTTAGCCAATACTGGACTTGTTACTACTCTTTCTTCATTCATTATAAATTCCTCCTTTTTAAAATTATAGTGCTTGGGGAATTAATTAAGTATTCACCCTCTCCAATTCCCCTAAGATTATATATATTCAATTTATTTTATTTACGTTTTATTCACTAAAGAGGGCATGACTATGCCCGATTATATTCATCGTTATCATATTTAGATTTTAAATTATTTTCTTCCTTAATTTTCTTTAAATAACTATATAACTTCTTAAAATTTTTCTTATAATAATTATATTTTATGCTGCTGTAACATTCATATTTAGACCACAAAATATAATCATATAAAATTATAAAATCTTCATTTGAAATATCTAATTTATAAATAAAATTTCCAAAATAACTTTCTATATCATATTCTTTATCTTCTGTATAGATTATTTCCACATCATTTAATATTCTATTTAAATAATCCTTTTTCTTAATTTTTTTAGGCAAATCCTCTGTTATTAAGCTCAAAATTTCTTCCTGTAAAACTTGTATCATCTGAAAATCTAATTCTATTTTAATCATTAAATTTATCTCCTTCCCGCTCTTGAAGCCAATACTGTATAATCATTTTTCAATCTATTAAATTCATAATGTAGTACTTCTTTACACATATACCAATCGTCCTTTATAAAATGTAATTCAGTTAGATCTTCCGCTAAATAGAACATAAATTTAACAAATAAAAAATGTTCCTTATCCAGATTTAACTCTTGACTTAATCTATCTTCCAAAGCACTTATCATTATTGTTTCATCTGTAAATGAACATAATTCTTTTAATCTATCATATACAAGTTTAGTAATATCTTCCCTATCCCATTCTCTTACTACTTCCCATTTTTGTAACTTTTCCATTTATATATTCCTCCTAATTTTAAATTTAAAAGAATAGAGTAAATTAATACTCTATTCCATATTTACTAATTTCAAGATAATTAAATCCATTTTCATCTTCATCAAACGATATACTCAAAATACCATTTTTTAATGAAATTTCTTCTATATCATCTTTAGCAATCAGTTCACTAAAATTATTAATATCATCTAATTCCCTATCACGGATGCATATAATTTCCGTATCTTCTAAAAAAGCTAATTCACACCAATAATTCAATTTATTAAATTCCTTAACTATATCTTTTATTAGTTTATTATCTATAATAGTTCCATCATATCCACATGAATAACAATAAAAACTACCTTCTTCTTCTATCCCAGCACCATTAGGTTTCATATCGCATATTTCTTTTCCACATCTAGGACAGATTCTAATATGTTCCATTCTATAATCCTTTTCCTTCTGTTCAATTTCATCTAATTTACATTGTTTTTTAACTTGTTCTATGCTTTCCTCTTCATCATCAAAGCATTTTATCATTTCTATAGTTTCCTCATTAAAATCCACTATAAATACTCCTTCATTTTCTTCTTCAATTTCAAGTTGTTTAGTTTCAGAATCAAAAGAAATTTTACTAATATAGTCAACTGCAATAGTGTCCTCGTTATTAAAACTTCTTAATTCATCAAATACAACTGTCATATCTTCGCATTCATATTTTTCTAATAAATCAATAATAAATCTTTCTTCAGGACTGGAATTATGTTCTCTATTCCAGTCCTTATTTTCCAGACAATACATTACAGTTTCATAGTAATCTTTTGCTGTAGCATCGTCACAGGGATATTTTAAATTAATTTCCTTATAGTCATATTTATTTGTGTAAATATTAACCCCAATTCCTCTACTAAAAGTTTCAAATCCTAAGTTAGCTTGTAGAATTTCAACCCTTTCATATTTTTTCTGTAATAGTTCTTTTAACTCCATTCCTATTTCCTTTTGCTCATTGTCTAAAATCTCCCATTTTGTCATTCTTAAATTTTTCATTTAACAACACTCTCCTTTTTAAAATTTTTATATTTAACTTAGATTTACTAAGTTTTTGACATAATAAAAGAGCAAATAAGATATAACTCCTACTTGCTCACTCATGAGGGGGGTGACTACCCCCGAATATTTAAATTTTAATCTTGACACATTCTTATAAGATTTAATTCTTGAATTTCTTTTTCATAAATTTCTATATTGTCAATTAATTGTTGTATTTCATTGGCATTATACTTAAATTTAACTATATCATAACACTGAAGAACTCTATGTACTGCAATTTCATATTCTCCTAATAATTTTTCCATATTAATAATATCATCTTTATAAATTGGACGATTTTTTTTATAATAATCAATATTATATTCTAGAATTCTTATTTTATCATCTATATCTTTTTCACTGTTTAAGTTTGTAAATATTTCATCTTCTTCAGCTTTATTAAAATATTTTCTTGAATATTTTTTTATTGACTTATCATATATATATTTATCGATAATTTCTTTTATCTTATTCATTTTTATACATCCTTTATTTGTAAATAATAATTACTATATTCCTCATCTAATGTCTCTTGTTTTATAAAATTAAATTTTTCGCACAATGAAATCATTTTAATTTTATCATATTTAACATTTACAATTTTTAACGCTTTGTAATTATTAGATATGCAGTAATCAATAAACCACTTCACTATTTTCGTACCAGTACCTTTGCTCTCTTCTAACAAATAAAACCATGATATAATAATTTCATCATTATTAATTCTAAATATCACTCTTAAAAATTTATTATCATTTATATCTTCTTTATACAATCTTTCATCTGGCTTAATTGTAATACTACTGCTATTTGATTCTAATTTAAGTTTTTGTATTTTTATATTCTGTTCCATTTCAATGAGTTTCTGTAGTGATATAAAATCGGATAATTGTAGATTTAAACTCATTATACATCCCCTCCCCTTTTTAATTACAATATTACTATTCAAATACATATATGTAAATACATATTCTTCAATTACTCTGTTCACGTTTATATACTATATTTTATAACTTTATAATATAATCCGCTCTTTACCTTGTCCACCAACTTTTAACATAAAGGGTTTGTACGTCGCTATCGCTCCTACAATCCCTAAATTATGTTAAAACCTAGCCACAAGGTAGCCGCGGGGGCAACCAAGGGCTTTAATAACTTTTTTATTTTCCTTTTCCACTAATTATTTTATTTATATAGATTTCTAATTATAAGTATCACTTTTATGGAGTATCCTAATATATAGGAGTATCCACATTTTTGATACTTTATTTTTTTATTATTAGATTTTCAATAATCCAAACAGTTTTTAATTTATTATTTTCTTTAATTCTTTTTGAAATAATAATATAAGGAAAATTATTCGCTTTTAAGTATTCATTTAATTGTCCTATACTTTTCTGTAATCTTCCTCTTGAATCCTTAAGTCCTACAAATTCAATCAGTTCTTTTCTATCATTTTTATATAATTTTTTCCCAATTGTTTTTTCAAAAGCTTCTTCTAAAGAATATTTAATTATTGTTGTTTTCATATCAATTATTACATCCTTTTTTATTCCTAAACTTAATGCGATTATATCTTTTAATGTTATAGAATATTTTTTATCCAATAGACAATCATATGTAATTTTATCTACGTGAGATTTCATATACATACATTCATTAACTATTTTATGTATCTGCCCATCTACTCCATTGATATCATCGATAATTTTACTATCATATATATCTGTCTTAAATTTCATTTTTACATATTCATTTTCACCGTTTTCTTTTAAATAATCTGCCCTTTCTAATGAATTTACTACTTTTGTTCTAAATCCATTTATTCTTCTTTTATCATTATAAGAATAAAAATATAAATTAATTTTTTCACCTTCCAAAACTCTTTTTCTACCCAAACATTGAATAAATTCATCTCTATCCAATATATCTAGTATTATGTGTTTAACTGGAGTGCCTTCTTTTATATTAATACCATTGTCTAAAACTGTAGTACAACATAGTAAATGATTATTAAATGTACCTGTTTCTATAATTCTTCTTAATTCTAAATAATTTTCTGTAGGAATTTCTTCTTCTTCACCATTTTCGTTTTTAACTTTCTTTGGAGCTATATGTTTATTCCATAATCCATCTTTATTTCCTTGAGAACAGATAAAAGTACCTTTATATTTTTGTGCTACTTCTAAAGCACGTTTTGCAGAACTAAAGAATATTATTTGTTCATTTTGTGGAATATCTTCTATAATACTGTCAACGCTCTCATAATCATTAAAACAAGTTATTTTGTCTAAATAACTATAATCTGTCTTTAATTTATATTTATAATTAATTTCTATATTATTATGTTCAAAGTAGTATAAAATTGTTTTTGCTGTAGCTGTCATCATTATTTTACAAACATTTTTATTTTCTAATATTTTTTTAAATGATAAATCAGTTTTGATATTGAATCGTGCATCACTAAAGAAATAATGACATTCATCACACACAATGTAATCATAATTGTTTAAATCCAAAGTCCCGTTTAATATAAATTTTTCTACCTTCTGATAATTTTTAACTGTTATATTAGTATTATCTTGTCCAAGGTCATTTTTTATTTGTTCCTGTAAATTTATTCTATTTGTAAGGTATAATACTTGTTTATTATTTTCCTTACAATATGTATTAAACTCATGTTTCATAAAATATGTTTTCCCTCGACCTGTACCTGCTAATATAAATACTAAATCTCCTGTATTCCAGTTTTTATAATCTTCTTTTATAATATCTTTTATGTATTTTTTATTCATATTCTATCACCTATTCCTTTCTATTTAGTTTTGATTCTCACACCATTTATCATAAATTTCTTTGGTTTCATCATTATCAAACACGAAGAATATATTTCCTGTTTTAAAATGTACTTGCGGTCTTTCTATCGGCATTATGCCATTTTTCATGTAAAAATAAGCTTGTTGCCAGTTATATATATATCTTTTCATCATAATTTCCCCTTTCGCAACTTTGCGTTTCCCGTTCAGGAGGACGGAATTCCGTCCCCTCAAATTTATTTATATAAATCTACTACTGCATTAAAGCTTGTCCTGTTTAATTTCTTATTGTCACCTTTTCCAGAATGTAACCTTTCAACTTCCTTAAATTCAACTTTATAATTAGCTCTATTGGGAATATCTACATCACTATAATCTAATCCTTTAGAATTAATCCCAATTAATATATTTTTATCATCAGCTAATTGTACAAATCCATTCTTCTCCTTTAATATAAACTCTTTATCTGTTATATTTTCTAATAAACTCTCAACATAATTCTCTTTATCTTCTTTATAGTGTTCCTTATTAGCTACAAATAAAAGTTTTACATCTTCTATTTTTTCTTCATCTGCATCAATCATAAAATCTTCTAAATTATCTAAATTCATATCATCCTCCTTGTAATATTCAATTTCTTCATTTGAAATTGTTAGTTTATATTTCTTACCAAAATATTCAAATGTATTTTCATCTTCTTTTTTTGCTATACTAACATTATATTTTTCACTTTGATTATTTTGTAAATTGTAAATAAATCCTTTTTCCGCAACTGTCCAAGCGTATGAAAAAGCTTTAGAATCATCAGAATTATAAACGTGCTGATATAATGCTTGTGCTAAAACTAAATCATTTTCACATACTTTTTTAGCTTCTTCTTTAGTTTTTAATGCTAATTCTCTAAATTTTAATCTATTTTCCATTCTGGCTTCTTTATGTACATCATCCTTAGAAAATTTGTTAATATTTTTCTTTTCATTTATAAGTTTAATATTTTCTTCACTATAAATTTCAATTAGTTTTTTAAATTGCTCTTGTATTTCTTTAAGTTTTACATTATTATTAATTTTAGAGTTTTGAATTAATTTGGGGGTGAAATATATACTGTGGTTGGATATATTTTCCCTTATTTTGTTTCCAAATAATTTCTTAATAGTTTTATTTAATCCTTGCATTTTCTTATAAAATCTATCAATGTGCGAATTAAAATCTCTATCAACACTATTTTTTTCCTTCCCTTTCATTGTATAAAATTGTGGTTTTTTCTTATATATTAAATTTAACATTTCAGCTATCTCTACAGTTCCCCCACGCTTGGACATATCAATGATAATTCCTTGGAAAAACTTACAATATTTATTTGTTAACTTTAATTGTTGTTTTTTAATTTCAAATTCCCCTTCATTTAATCCAGTAAATTTATAATCTCTAAATTTATCTTCCACTTGATATTTTTCATAAATATCTTTGAACCATTCAGTAAAAAAATCTTGACAAGCTAATGAATTCAATTGATTAAGTGCTGTTGTGTTAAAATCCGTAATTATACCTGTTTTATCTTCACTGTTAACTAAAAAATTATATATATTATCAATATTCCATTCTTCTCCTTTAACTGTTTCTCCATCACTTGGATTTACAATTATTTTGTTATTATCAAATATTAAATCAGCCAATGTTACAACTTCCTTACCTTCAAATCTTATATCAAAATATAATGACATTTGCTCCTTTATTCTATCTAAATTGTTTAATTCAATTTTAATTTCTTCATCATTTTCTGATTCTTGAACTACTTCATTTATAAAATTATAATTTATCAGCCAGTCAAGATTATAGTCTTTTAAGTTGTGGTCTAAATGAATTAATTGCATTTTATCTCCATCTACATCGAAGGTTGCTTTCTGAAAACAATAGGTATTCATCGGTGCTTGTATTATATTATCTAAGTGTTTAATATACTTGTAGTCCTCATTTGTAGATAAATCTACAAATACTGGTTTAAATATTTCTGCTTGTGCCATCATGGGATTTCTATACATTACTTTATTCCCTATAATCCCTTCACAAAACCACTGATTCTCACCTAGAACTCCTTTAATCTCTTTACTAGATAATTCTTTTCTATATTCTTCATCTTCACATTTATCATCTGAAAATTGACTAGCATATCTTAAAAATCCTATAATATCCGTAGTTACATATAAATAATTACTTTTTACTTTTATTTGTCCCAGGGATAGCTGATTTAATTCTCTTTCAATCTCTTTAGAAAGAAAATCAGTAAACTTTTTATCAAAAATCATATATTTATTTAAATTAATGCATTTTAGTGCGGTTGCAACATATTCAGCTTCATCATCTTCAATATTTTTTTCTTCTAGCAAATTCTGTAGATAACATTTGATATATTTAATATCTTCCCAATTAATTTCCTGTCCTTTTTCTCTATTCTCTCTATAGATTTTAAGCACGTTATAAAGCATCTTACCATGTTCACTGGCAAGTGCTAATAAATCATACTCCGTAGCATTTAAAGCTTCTAAAAATTGATATGTAAGTGTTCTATATTCATTTATATTCCTTCTATGTGTATAATTAGCAACCCCGATACAATCATATCCATTTTCAACTATTGAATTTCTATATTCTTGATAAGATTTCCACATCCATTTTTTATTTTCTCCCGTTTCATCAGTTTCAATTTTCGATTTAAATGTGGATTCTGTGGCTAATATATCAATATCATCAATACTCCACTTGTGTCCAAATCTATCATAGATAAATTTGATTTTATGTTCCTTAAAATATTGTTTAAAATCTATAATTATATAAAATCCTTTCATTTGTGGTATTCTTAATTGGCAGCCGTTTATAGTATTATCTTTCATATAATTTCTTATATAATCACCTAATTCTAAAGATAAAAGTCCAAATCCATCAAAATTATTGATTGGTAATTTACCATTATAATCTATTACTTTATATCCTAAAGACCATTCAGCTACTTCAAAAATATTATGTTCTAGTTCAACAGTTTGTTCCCGATTATAAACTAATCTACCTTTTGCACTTTTATAGGGTTTCTCTAATTCCCCCTCTTTTACAAGTCTATTATCTTCATTAAGCCATCGACTAGGAGTTTTATTTTCATTGTAATTTATTTTAGTTTCTAAATTTTGTAATTCTCCTTTTTTATATTCTTTTTTGATTTCTTTATATCTTTCCATCATAGAGTTATAATATATAAAATCATCATATTTTTGTTTCTCTTCATCTGTAAAATTTTCATATTCATATGGAATTAAAGTTTCAAGTTTATCTTTAAATACTTTTTCAATTTCATTATCGGGTAAAATGCATACATTTAATTTAGATAAATCATAAGGAATTTCCCAAATTGCAGTGGTCATGAGAGCGTTTGAAGTTAATCTTTTAGGAATTATACAATGTTTCAGCTCTTTCAAATTAATTCTTTTAGTAGCCTCTTCATATACCTCCTTTTGTATATAAAATTGTTTTAATTTTTTAACACCACTTCCACCTACTGCTCCTAGAAATTTCATATTTAGATTACTTAATTTAAATCCATTTTTAATACATTTTTCAATTAATTCTTCATTTTCACTATTTTTCTTCCCAAATTCTAGCGATACAAATTTTACAAAAGAATCAGCTTTAAATAATCTAGCATTTTTCTTCTTTAACCGTTTGTTTAATTTATCAATGCTTGTATGTACTCCCTTTTCTATTTCTATCTTTTCCAATTGTCTCAATATATGTGTTCCACTTGTTTGCATTAAATTTGTCTGCATTAAATTGCTTGTTTTTATTTTTCCAACAACTTCTCCTTTTTCATTTATTTCTAAATCCTCCTCTTTTAATTGTATTACTACAACTTGTCTTTTTTTCAAATTAACATCTCCTTTTTTGAATAATTTTATTTTGTGAATATTGTTATCTGTTACTTTTTAATTCTAAATTTAATTGTGTAATATCTTTTAATAATTTTCGAGTTTTATTAAATATAAACACTGTAAATTTTGGATTTTTTAAATTAGGTTCAGTATTTATTAATTCATTACCCATACGGATTAAATTTATTGCCATAGATTTTTTAAATATTTTCTTAATTTCCATATTAGAATCACTTCCTTCCTTTTGAATTTGAGTATTGACTCACTTAAAGCCGCGTGAATACGTGGCGATACTAAACAAATATAAGGGGAATAGTATCCCCTTACTTTTAGTTAATAAAAAGAAACTTTTTAGAATTTTGTTTATCTTGTATTTCCAAATCTATAATCTCTATGTCCATCAATACTTCCTTAGAATTTACTTCATCAGTTAATGTTGCATCTTTGCAACTTTCATTAAATCTTGTAAATATAAAACTATTAGTTTTTTCTATATATTGAACTTCATGAAATGTAAATTCACGGTTTTTCCTTTGATTTTCCTTCTTATAAATTATTGTGTAATCCTTGTTTTTATTGTCCAATTTTAATGTTTTAAGTGTGCTAATGGCATGTACCCACTCCTTATTATTCATTAATGTTACTCTAGTATTTAATTCTTTGTTTTTATCCATGTTTATCACCTTTACCCTTTCTTGTAATTATTGGTTAATATTAAATTTTTATATTGTTCTAATGTTTTTACTTTCTATCACCTCCATTTTTAAATATATTTTTAATGATTTTTAAGCACATTAAAATAGGACGCATTTTAAATGAAAATAAATGCACTTTTCATATAATTACTCACAAAATGGTTTATTTTCATTTAAACGCATTTTTGACCACCATTTTAAGCCATTTGTGAGGTATAAAATATTACATTTTTGTTGACAATAATAAATATACATGATATATTATTAGTAATGTTTTAGATTTATTTTTACTTGTGGAGTACAAAAATTTTAAATTAGACTTTACATTCCCCAAGGAATTAAGGTTTATATTAAATTTTCAAAGAACAAAGGTAGGGATATTTTGGCGTAAATACCCCTAATAGTTTTAATGTTACCACTTTTGGTAAGGCTTGTCAATATATTTTTATTGGCTTTTTTGTGTTTTTTGTTTTAGAATATTAATTTCAATTTTGCCACAAACATCAGCTTTTGAAGTTGGTGTTTAAGGTTCTTTAATTCCTGCTTATAGGCTTCCATGTCCTTGTCTATTTCCTCTGTAGGGTAAATATGTCTGTACCAATTTTCCTGCGACATAGCGTATTGAATATCGCTTATATCAGCCCCTGTAGTTCCTATCCTGTCTTGTAGTTCTTCTTTAGTAAGTGCTAGTAACTCTTTCAATTCTTTAATACTCATTTAAGCAGCCACCCCAATTCTAATAAATAGTCATATCCTCTATACTTATCATATTTCCATCACCTAAAAACAATATGATTTCGTTTCCATCTGAACTCCAATCTTGTATTTTATCCTCTCTAATATATACATCACAAATTTCTTCATTGTCTAAGTCCATTAATTTTATGTAGTTAACATCAAACTTCTTGTCCATAATTTTCTCTTTACCTAGAAATTCCTCTACGTCTAAATAATCAACTTGAATCATCGTGGTTACAGTACCACTAAATTGTATTTGCACTTCCTTGCTGTTGAATTTTTGTAAATGTTTTAATAAATTTTTCATTGTTATACCCTCCATTATATTATTGTTTTCTAATCGTTAATATATTTGTTCCGTTGTAGGTGGCGATTTCCCCACCTTCCAATATACAGACATTTAACATTTAACTCTTTATCCCTTATTTTATTGTTTTCTAATCCTAAATTCTAGCTTTTAGTTCTTCTAAATTGTAAATATAAATACCTTCATCGTCATTAATAAAGTAGTAATCTTGATAATGCTGGCTATATTCTATTCTCCCTTTAAGCCACATGTCGTCATAATAAATTTCTATAGCTTCTCCACTGGTAAAGTAATAACCGTCTGCAAATGAATATCTGCCTTGTAGGTTATGGTGTAGGATTCCTACGTGTTCATAGTCCATTTTTTTATCCTCCTATTGCAGTTGTTGCACTCGAGTGGTTGAAAATAAAGGTTTCACTCATCCTAAGTTTAACTTAGGATGGTATTGAGTTTATAAAGGATAAATGCTATAATCTATTTGCGAGTTAGAGTGCCTAACATTTATCCTTTTTGCGTTTCACTAAATTGTGAAATGTGAGTATGTTGGGTACTTTTTATTTATCTTCATAGTTGTTTTTTTAACTGATTTATAATAAAATTGGTATTAATCTACAGCAAAATTGTCCTCCAACATCTAACAATCCCTTTATTTCTTTTCTAGTTTCTTTTTCAAATATTTTACCCTCTTTTTCATAGAAGTAAATATCTTCTCCTCCCTCATTAGAAATGTAAAAATGTTTTATTTCATGTAATTCATCTATAATATTTAAATTCTTATCAAATTTTAATTTCACTTTTGTATAATAAGAGCTGAAATATTCATCTTCAATTATATCAAATTTATATTCTTTAAAAATTTCGTCTAAAGATTTATTTAATATTTTATGTCTTATATCCACATCACATGGATAATTTGTATTTATTTTATAAGAATTTAATTTAAAAAATTTTGAAACTTTATTTAATTTAAATTCAATAATGAATTTTTGATTTTCTTCTAAGTTATCTACATTTACAGTTGTAAAAAGTTCTTTATTTTCTGTTAAAAAGTCTATATTCCCTCTTTTTTCTTCTTTTATATTCAATTTAAGCTTTGAATACTTTTCTAATTCCGTTTTTATTTTTTCTAATTTTAAATTATTTATCATTTTAAAATCCTCCCTTTATATTTCATAAATTTTGCCTTCTACCTTATTCTTGTCCCCTCTTATCTGTGGCTTAATCCATACTTTCTTACCACTCTGGTATGTCCTCCAGTGACCTCTAACTGTCCAACCAAAAGTATGACGTTCATAGTGCTTTATTTCTTCCTCTGTAGGTGTAGGAAGGTGGTCTGTATTAAGTCTAATAATATTTTGTTTAATAAGTTTAACTTTAGGTTTCTTGCCTTTACGCTTGTCCTTTTTAGATTGTGTTTTATGTGTGTGGGTTCTAGTTTGTTTAATTATGGATTCTTTAAATAAATTTATATAAACAATTAAAGATATATAGTTTGTAATTTGTGTCCTATTAAAATCTTCATCAGTAAATTCAGATTCTAAAAAATCTTTATTATAAGTACCCAACCAATATATATATGAACCACTATTTTCATAATCTTTAAATAATATATTTTTATATAACTTTAAGGGATTTATTTCACTATACATGTTATTAATGTCAGTACACTCTTTATCATCTTTATAAAAGGACATATAAAAATATTGGTTATCAATATAGAAATGCACGTAATATCCAAAAGTATGTTTTCTTGAAATTTTTAATGTTATTTCATTAAAAAAAGGTTTAAAAAAATTTTCGTTTTTTAATATTAATTTTTCATTTTTTCTACACCAAATTATAATTGAGTCTAATTCATCATAGTTAGTTTCAATTATATCTAATCTTTTAAAATCTTTCGGTTTTAAATCTTTTATTTTTTTAATTTCCTCTATGTCACTTTGGTCTGTAATTTCTTTAAACCCAATAAAATCTTTTTTCACCCTCACCCCTCTATTCTAATAAATTTTACTTATATGTTATATCGTCCCTCCCTTGTTTTGTTTTACCTTATGATACTAATATATCATAGTAATATTATCATGTCAACATGATAATAAGATATTCTTTAAAATCATTTTTTTATCATCTATGTGTTATAATAGTTATAATGTAATATTAATCGGAGGGTAAATTAATGATAAAAGTAAAAGTTATGGATATATTAAATAAAAAGGAACGTAATATAAGATGGTTAAGTAAAAAAACAAATATAGGATATAATACAATATACAACTTCTGTATGGGCAAAACAACTGCTGTAAGCTATAACGTGTTAGAATCTGTTTGTACTGTGCTTGAGTGTAATATATGTGACGTATTAGAGATAGTTAAAGAAAATAAATAAAAGGTAGTGGAAGCTTACTCCACTACCTTTTAAAACATCTCCTCAAATTCAATTCCCATTATATTACAAGCCCTCTTTTTTATTCCATCTTTTTTTATCCATTCAGAATTATTATGATGTTCACCCTTTTGTATCTCAATTATTTTTAATGGAATTCCTTCATTATCGCATAATAAAATATCTACAATACATGTTTTCAAGTATTTTATTTCATCATCCATAAAAAATGGTACTAAAGGATTTAAATTACATATTTTTGAAAAATCATAATTTGGAACTATTATACAATCATGATATTTATTTTTTAAAATTTCATAATAATTAATTTCAGCATTCGATTTAAATAACTTTCGTATTAATCCTTTCTCTACTAATTTTTCATTAGAACTCATAATACTATTTCCATTATCTATATAATTGTTATTTATTACAAAATCTTCTGTAAAAAAATCTATTTCATCAAATTCTATGTTAAAACTTGTATTATAGTATGTATTATAGTATATATATGAATGTTCACTCTTAAATTGTAAATGTCCTCTATATATTTCAAGAAATTCATGTAATGTTGCTCTATCTAAATAATTATACAATTTATTTAAGTACTCCGCTTTTTTAGTAATATCTTTAACTTCACAATTATCTGCTTTTATATTTACAATATGTTTTATAACTGATTCATACAATTTATTTTTAATTATATCATTATTAATTTTATTTTTTGTATAATATATTACCTTGTGCTCTTGAAGTTTTTCTATAATATTATTATGTTTTTTTGAATATATAGAGTCTCTAGATTCAATATCATGAATAATCTTTAATAATTCTTCTTTATTTTTAGGCTTAAAAGACAAAATTTCTCTCTCATCTTTACTTAAATTACTTAAGTATAATTTAAAATCTTTTTTCATTGTGTATTCCGTTGGTGGCAAAATATCTTCTATCTCCAAATAATCGCTTAATAATTTAGAATTAACATCACTAATCAATGTTTTTAGATTATTTTTTATAGTATATTGAAGTTCTTTTTTTATGTTCAAGCAATTATTACAGTTACATTTTAACAACGTATAAAAATTTCCACCCCTCGTACCACCTCTATTATCTTCTCTATGTCCACAATTAAAACATTCATATCTTTCATAGTTGTGTTCATAATTATAAAAATATATAATTGCTTTTTCAGTACATTTAGGGCATTTTATTTTCACTTCTACAGGTATAATATGTTCTTCTTTTGAACCTTTCAATCCCATTACCTTTTTTAAATTTTGCATATTTGCCTTGTCCTTGCTAGACTCGTGTTTATATTTCCAATATATATAACTAAAAATTTCTTTTTTAGATTCCTCACTAATCTGGTAAAAAACAGGTTCTATTTCTTTTATTTTTTTTAAATTCAGTATTGGTAATAATTCTATAATCTCTCTTGATTCATCTTTATAGCATCTAAATATTTTTTCTTCTAAATACTTTATATGTTCTAAAACAGATTTATCAAACTCCTCTAATATTATTGAATCATATTTATACTTCAAAACATTTATATATTTAACCTTTTCAAATATTTCATTTATTTTAGCATAACTAGGAGTTTCTTCTAAACTTATATATATATAATCCATGTACTCACATCCTATTAAAATTATAGTTTAAGATAATCATTATACTTATTTTTATTTACATACTTCATATCTTCCATATTTTTATTATTACTATAACTAATTCCAATTATACAATTAAATAATTTTATTCTAAAAAGCATATACTAAAAATAATTGATTGAGAAAGGGTGATTTTGAATGACAGTTACTTTTGGTGTTACTTTAGCAGTAGTGTCTTTTTATTTAGGCATGGATTTAATGTATGGACTATAATGTGAAAAACCTTAATAATCCTAAAATATAATAGGTATTATTAAGGTTTTTTTCTTGTTCTTCCTGTGGCATTTTAGCCCATATTTTATATGCGGTAGTGGCTTTTAATTGATTATTTTCAACTAATTCCTGAAGTTCTGGAATAAGTTCATTTAGCTTTTTATAGTTTAAATATTGTGTTCTATCAATATCGAATTGATTTGCTAAATCTGTTTGATTTTTAGGTGTAGAATTATTCAACTCCTTAATTTTATGATTTCCATTATAAATTCCATAAATTCTTTCTAACTCTTTAATACATTTAGCCATTTTCATAGGATTAACGTTACCAACACCTCTTTGTCCTTCATCAAGGTGCTTAACTAATTTAACTGAACCATTCTCTATAAGTTGCTGAAGGTCAGGTGAAAGGGTTTGAAGTTTTTTAAGACGTCTTATAGTTTCTGTTGATACTCCTAATTCTTGAGCAATTTGCTCTTGCGTAAGTGAATCCACATTTTGTGGGTTCACTTTTTGATGATTACCATGATAAACCCCACACAATTTTTCATATTCAGCGTAAACTTTTCCTTGCTAGTGTTGAATTCTTACAATAACAAATGTATAATAGTATTAGAAACTAAGGACTTAAAAAAGTCCTTAGAAAAGGTTGTTAATGCTTTGGTCTATGCCGTTTACGTGGTTGCTTACGGTGTTTACCAAGGCGTTTTTTATTTTCCTAGACATATGGATTTTAAAGACTATAAGTATATATAATATATTGTTAATTTTTATTTCTTTAGCTTTTATTTATTTGTATAGCAGCCATGTCGCATATCTTGTAAAATCTTTGTCCAATCTAATACGACATTTTTGTAAAGTCTACTAAGAACCTAGCAAGTTCCAGTTTGGAACAAGCTAAAACAACTAAGTTTCTTATAGGAACTCTGTGGATAACTTCCGCACATAATAATAAATAATATTATACACTATACAAATAATTATATTATATAGTCTATAATACTATTTAAAGTCGTTATCCATTTGAGGGATAGCGAAATTAAATTAATTTTGAACATGACAAATACACCTATTTGCTATTATTTTTTTGAAAATGTGATATAATAATATATAGATGTTATATATCTTGTTGAGATATTAAATTGTAATAACTTAGGTTCTAGCGGGACTTAAGTTATTTTGTTTTCCCTCGATTCGACAAGCTAGTCGACTACTCCATTAGTAAGTCATTAAACTCGGTCATTTTAGAAGACCCAGTTTTCAGTAAAGCATTTTCCAACTTATCAAAATCATATTGTCTTTGGGTGTAGTCGTTAAAAGTGCTAGTTTTCTTTTTGTAGTAGTTTTTAGATTTCTTGTTTTTCGTGAAGTCGTGATTTACTACATCCGAATTTCTATCGCCCTGTTTTGGGGCATCCTTCGTGTTGCTATCAGCTTCACGTTTATTTTGTACCGCCCTTTTTAGGCGGTCTACAGCGTTATTTACGGTCTTTTGCACAAGTGTGTATAGATTGCTAATACTTCCACGTCTACGCTTTATAATAAGCCCTAAACCCACTAATTCATCTAGGTATCTCTGTATAGTTCTAACGCATCGTCCTAGTGCATGAGCGAGGTATTTCTGACTTGGAAAAACCTTAGTTTTATTAGCATAGGCTAGACTTTGTAATAACATGTAGCAACGGTAACCACCGTCTGAAAGAGATAAATTTGTTATATCTAAGTTGGAGGTAATTGTATAGTTGGTCATTATTTTCTACCTCCTCTTTGCATTCTCATCTTTCTGCTCTTCTTAGATAATACGTCTAAAGGGTTAAATTGTTGTATATCTTCGCTTAAATCCAGTGGTAATAGGTTAACATACCTTTCTGTCGTCTTGATGTTAGAATGGGCTAAAATAGCTTTTAAACGGTATATATCACCGCCATTTTTAACAAACATGGTTGCGAATGTATTTCTAAAGGTGTTAATCCCATGAAATCTAACTTTTCTATGTTTAAAATAATTTTTTAAATTTTGGTGACAAGTATCATAATTCATTTTTTCCCCATTTAACAAAGGAAATAAGTAGTCCTCTTGCTTTAATCCCATTCTTTGTATATATTCTAATAATGTAGTTTTAAGTGTGTGTGATAAAGGTACTGTTACCTGTTTTTTAGTTTTCATGTGTCTAAATAGAATGCTATCTATGTTAAAATCTATATCTTCCACATGTACATTTAAAAGAGTTTCTGCTCTACAGCCTGTCCCTAAAAGAAATGAACAAATTGCCCAACTTCTAAAATCTCCCACTAAACAAGTATTTGTATTAGGTTTCTTTAACAATTTCAATACTTCTTCTTCTGTATATATTTTTTTCTTTTCTAATAAAGTATTTGGTATTTTTATATTAAATTTTGTTAAATAATTATTATCAAAACAATAAGTTAAAAAAGCTCTTAATTTAATAACAAAAGTTTTATACGTATTTCCTTTGTAACCTTCTTTTCTCATAAAATTTATATAGTTTTGTATCTTGTTTTTTGTAAGTGTTTGTATATTGTCTTCCATATTAACAACTTTAATTAATACATATCTCCCAAAATTCTCTTTAGATTTAATTGTATTCTCCCTCTGTCCTATGCTTGTAGAGTAATTTAAATAGTCATCGTAAATTTCTCCTATAGTTTTTTGTGTTGTTTTATTCAAGTTTTTCAATCTTAATTTAGCCATTTTCGTTCCATACCTCCATACATATTTTAGCTGTTTGCATGTATGGAATGATTTGTATTTATTGAACCTTCAATAATCCACTATTTAAGGTTAATATAGTATCAAATTTTCTTTTGGTTTCATCATTGAACATTATAGACAGATGATTATCCCCTACCTCTATAACTTTACCTTTTCCAAAAACTTTATGCATTACTTCCGTTCCTTCTCTAATATATTTTTTATTTTTTTTATCCTGTAAACTACATTCATCTATAAATCTAGAAACCCCCCTCCTATTTCCTTTTATATTTTCTGTTATACACAGCCATATATTATCTATTGTCCTGGTTATGGCTACATAAAAAAGCCTTCTTTCCTCTTCCAAGCTTAAAGCATCACTATTGCTATTATTATGCGGCATTATTCCTTCATTACAGTTAATTAAAAAAATATTCTTAAATTCCATTCCTTTAACTCCATGTATGGTACTTAATATTACACCTTTCTTCTCCTTTTCATTAGAATTCTTAATATTTTCCTCAACACTTTCCACGTGACATAAGAATTCATTTATGTTTTTATAATCTTTACACGCTAGTTTAAACTCCTCTACTATTTCCTCTAATTCTTCCATAGGTATTTTAAATTTACTGCTATATTCTCTTAAATATTCATTATATCCTATAGCTACCATTATATAATTAATAGCACTTTCTAATGATATCTTATTTAAATAGTTTACATCACGCTTTAATCTATCTATTACTTTAAGCTGAAATATAGGTATTTCAGCTATGGACTTCAAACATTCAAATAAATCCACTTTTTTGCTGTTATCCTTAACTTTATTTATATTTACCTTACTTATATATCTAAAAGGTTTATTTATAATTTTTATAAAACTGCTTTTGTCTTTATTATTAATACTCAATTTTAGATAAGCTAGTATATCTTTACATATGAAATGTTGGAAAAAATTATAGCTTTTATCTAAAAGTTTAAAAGGCACACCTTTTCTTATAAATTCATCAATTAAACTTCTACTCTCCATATTAGTTCTATAAAGTATAGCTATATCTTCATATTTATATTTATGTATGTTTACAAGCTTTTGCATTATATTGTTTATTTCAGATGCTTGCTCATTTTCATCAAAAGTATTTATTAAATTTATGTTATTGTGTTTACTTTTAACTCCCACTACACTTTTGCCATTTCTTATTTTATTATTAGAAATTAATTTATTTGCCATCTCCACCACATTTACTGGGCTTCGATAATTAGTTTTTAGATATTTTTTATTTCCATTGAAAAAATGTTTTTGAAAGTTAACCATATACTCAGGTCTAGCCCCTCTAAAACCGTAAATACATTGATCTTCATCTCCCACTGCAAATATATGATTACCCCTACCTAATAATTTCAATATGTATATTTGAATATTGTCACAATCTTGAAACTCATCCACTAACATGTATTTAAACAATTGTCTATACATATTTAATATATTCCTATGTTCCATTAATAGTTCCTTACACTTTATTTCCAAATCATCAAAATCTATTACTCCATTTTCCTTCTTGTATTCTTCGTACACATTATAACAATTCATAAATATCTTTTTATCTATATTAATGTGACACTCCTCTAAATCTTCACCACTAGTTTTAAACTTAGATATAAGATTTATAACTTCCTTAATTTTCTCATCAGAAACCGAATCCAAATAATTTTTTAATGTATTTCCTATAATCCTATAAGCTATATTTTCCTCTACAATATTTATTTTCCCATAATGATTTTTTAATATTTTATAAAAAAGACCATGAAGCGTCCCAAAAAACGGAACTTTTTTATTTACTTCATGCATATTTTCTAATAATTTCAAATATCTATTCTTCATACTTTTAGCTGCTGCTTTAGTAAAGGTTATTACTATAATATTATTAGGATTAATCTTTTTAATATTTACTAAATAAAATACTCTATTTAGTATAACTGTAGTTTTACCACTACCTGGTGCTGCTACTACAAGAACATTATTATCTTCTGAATATACAGCTTGCTTTTGATATTTATCTAATTTTACTTTCAT